AGCATTAGCAGGGACTATTCCCAAAGCAATTACTCAAGCTCACGACTGGCACTGTTGCAGGTGCGGGATACCTACCAACACCTTCAAAAATGGTTTATTGAATACTTCCTTCAGCCTGTGTTTGATGAGTGGCTAAATACCGCAATTCTGTCTGGTGAATTGAAATTTTCAGACTATGAACTCAACCCCGATCGCTACCGGAATGTGCGCTGGCGGCCGCGGGGTTGGACATGGGTGGATCCGTACAAGGAGACTCAGGCCAGTATTGCAGCGATCGGAGCGGGACTGTCCACACTAACCAGCGAACTAGCCAAGCAAGGGCTAGATGTCGAGGAGGTGATGCTGGAGCGGGCTGCTGAATTGCAACTGGCAGAGGATCTAGGGCTAATCCCGCCCGCTGAAGAAGAGCTTGAGGACAGTGAAGAGGTGCGGGAATTTGCCAGTCCTCAAGAGTTCAACCAATTCCTGAAAGACATTATGCAAAAAGGTATGGAGGATGACGGTGATCCAAATTGGGACTAAATACCTGGATAAGGCGGGGTGGCAACGGTTTCTAAGCCTTGAGCCGGAAGCACTCAAAATTGACACTGAGAAACGCACTGTCAAGATCTCAATTTCCAGTGCCACTCCTTGCGATCGTGGTTTTTTTAGTGAAGTACTGGTTCACTCCAGAGAGGCGATCGACTTGTCCAGAGTGTCTGGGGGTTGCCAAGCATTGTTTAACCACAACCCCAATGAGTATGTGGGAATTGTGGAGGATGCTTGGTTAGATCCGGATCAGGAGCGGTGTTACGCCCTGGTACGGTTCGACACTCACCCCACTGCTGAACAGGTTTTCCAGTCTATCCAGGGCGGTATCCTGCGGAATATTTCTATTGGCTATCGTGTCAAAGACTGGGAAGTTATCGAAAAGAGTGATCAGCCTGTGCTGCGGGTAGTGGACTGGGAACTCCTAGAGGTGTCCTTTGTTACTATTCCGGCGGATCCGTCCGTAGGTGTAGGACGATCGCTTTCTCCTGAGTCTGACTCTAAGGGCTACTGCAAAGACAAGGCTGAAGAGCCAACCGAGGCAGAGCCCCCTGAAATGGAGGATGACGAGGAGGAAGGTATTGAAATTGAGATCGAAGTTAAAACTGCTCAAATAGAGGAGGGAAACCGCATGAGCGAACAACTGCAAACCGAACTACTAGAGGCTGAACGGGAGCGTACCGCGTCCCTGATGGCGCTAGGAGATCAGCACAACCTAGGCAAGGACTTAGTGCAGAAATGGATCCACGGTGGAGTGGATCTACAGAGTGCCCGGAGTCAAGTCCTGGATGTAATTCAAAAACGGGAGACTCAAACAGTGAAACCACTCAACGCGCTAGGGCTGGACAACCGTGAGGTGAACCAGTACAGCATTGCAAAAGCTATCCATAACCGCTTGCAAGTCATGGAGGGGCGCTCACCGCAGCAAGGGCTTGAACTCGAAGTTCACAAGGCGATCGAGGAAAAGTTAGGCCGTCCGACGGAGGGTATTTATGTACCCGTCCGTGATCTGAATTGGGGAAGAGCGGCGAAGTCTTCTTACGGTGGGAGAAGAGATATTTTGCAAACCGCTCAACCAGAGCTAGGCGGTAATCTGGTTGACACCGAACTCCGTAGTAGTGATTTTATTGAAGCGCTGCGGAACCGTGCCATGATCTCCCGGTTGGGGGCCAGAATGCTGTCAGGGTTAACTGGAGACGTGGACATTCCTCGTCAAAGCGGAACCGCTACTGTGTACTGGATTTCTGAAGGGGGCACTATCCCTGAGTCCAACCTAACATTGGACTTGCTCAAATTGCGTCCCAAAGATGTTAGTTGCTTAACCGCTGTGTCTCGCAGAATGCTCATGCAGTCCAGTCTGGATATTGAATCACTCATACGGGCCGACATGATCAAGGAGATGTCCCTTGGCATTGACCAGGCTGCTATTCAAGGTACGGGGGTTGAAAGTCAACCACTAGGGCTGCTGAACTACCCTGGAATTAATTCTGTATCGATCGGTGCGAATGGTGGCGCATTAGCATGGAACCATATCGTGCAACTGGAGACAGAAATTGCGGTAGACAATGCTGATACTGGAGCCTGTCACTACCTCACCAATGCACGGGTGCGTGGCAAACTGAAAACCACTCCGAAAGTGACTGGACAAGATGTTTTTCTCTGGCAGGACTCCACGATCGATCGGGGCATGGGGAACATGAACGGCTACAGCGCTGCGGTATCCAACCAGGTTCCACGAGATGGTTCCAAGGGGACAGGTAATAACCTGAGTGCTGTGATTTTTGGTGATTTCAGCCAGCTGTTAATAGCGGAATGGGGTGTACTAGAAATTCTTCCAAACCCCTATGGCGCTGGTTATCCGTCCGGGTCTATCCAGATCCGCAGCCTGGCCACGATCGATGTGGCTCCTCGCCGTCCTGAATATTTTGCTGTTTGTACTGATGTGGTGACAACCTAATGAAATACCGAGTCCGTAAGGGTTTTACCCTGCACCTAAACGATCGCCCCCCTGTCTCTGGGGGCTCAGTGGTTGAGTTAACCGCCACTGAATTTGAACGATATGCTCACCAACTGGAGCCGTTCACTGAAGTTGAACCTGAACCCGTAACTGAAGTGGAGTTGGACACTGAGGTTATTGAAACCGAACCGGAAGCCGAACCTGCTGAGGCTGAACCTAAAAAACGCCGCTCTCGCAAAAAGGATGATGAAGAATGACTGTGAACCCTCCCGCTGGTATTTCTAGCTTTTTAGCACCTGGGCTTATTACCAAGGAAATTACTGAGGTAATTGACATGAGCGCCGCCGCTGCTGCTAGTTTCTCCCTAAAACAGACTATTCCCGCTAACTCCGTGGTATTGACTGCGGCCATGTCTATCCAAAGCACGATCGCGGCTACCACTGCGGTAAAAATTGGACTAGGACGGGTTACTGCAACCGCCGATCCCGACAAATATATTCTCAGCGCGGCTCTGACTGCTGCGGAAATTGCTCAGGTTGAAAACCAATGGGCTTCTCCCCTAACTGCTGAGGAAACCATTGGTGTTTTTGCCTGCGATACCAACGGGGCAGCCGCCGGGACGATCGGGGGTGGTGCTAACAACATCGTCGTTGTTCGGATCGTGTACCTGCAAGCTCTGACTATTTACTAAAATGCAAAAGTTTTACCAGGTTAAAAACGGAAGGGTGATCCGGGTTTCTGGAATTACCTTTCAGCAAGGAGCCCGCCTATGGCTCAACGAACAGGAGTTTTTGCAGCACAAGGACTCTGTTGAATTGCTGTATCCGCCGTCTGAAGAAACCCCTACTCCCTAACCTAAATGGATCCGTTTCTCAATGGTATTTTTGACTCTTTAGCTACCCTCGGTATTAATGCCGTTCGGGGAATTTTTGATGAGGAGTTTGAAAATATCCTTGAGGCAGAAGGACGGAATATTACCTTTACTGTCGATCGTCCTACCGCTCAAAATGTCCGCCACGGACTGAGAATAGAGCTAGGCGATCGTCAGTTTGAGGTGGTAGGCACAAGGCCGATCGATGACGGTTTGTATGTGGATCTGGTTCTCAGAGAATTGGAACCACTTACTAAAAACATATTTGTCAACGCCCAACTTATTGACGACTTTCAAAAACTAATACTTGTAAGCTCAGACGTGGAGGCGATCGAAGACTCTCCCGGTTCTCAATATTTAACTATTAACCAAAGCTTGGTAACTATTAATGGTCAACTTATCGTTTTAGGGGGTGTATTTTAATGGCAGAATTTAATATTTCCTCAGTCAAAACCACGGATCCCGGAGACATATACGGTATTTTGTGCGTAGGGGTTAACAATTCAGGAACATTACTTGATCCGATCGCTTTTATAACCTCGTTCACCGAAACCGATCCGGTATTTACTGCTAGTCCTGC